GGCGTGAGCCGGAGGTTTGAACCGCTCCATTCTGGAGTTGGTCCATTGTAGTATAACTTGGAGGAAGTATGCGCCAGCAGCGTTTTCTGTTTACCAGACGTCGAGCCGATCGTAATAAGGCTATTAGAAGCTTTCTTATGGCGGCCACGATTCTGATAACAGTCCTCGCTACAGTGCTTGCTTCAGTGACTGACGCTTATGAAAAGTGCCAGCCGTCTCCAGGAAATCCTGCAATCCCTAGCAGTGCCAGGGTAGTCTCTTGCATGTTGCGATGGATTCTCTTATGAGTCTCTATCCGTTCCTGCAAGGGTCAGAACTTGGCAATTTTAGTGGCAGATTGCTAGCTGCCGCGGTCCTTTCTAAGAAAACCAACCCAAGTCGTATTTCTCGGACTTTTGCGGTCCTGGTGATTCCTCTTGGGAGAAAGACGCCTATATTCGAGTCCGTTGAGTTTCCTGATTATAAGGATCTTTACGGAGTCTTACTTAGTCGTTCTCTCCTGAATTTGGAATATCCAGGTCTCCGCATATTTCTTCGACTTACGACGAAGGACGGCTTTCGTAGGGTCGCCGTCTCTTATCGTCGGGTTTACTACTCTGGTGTCCCTCTCCCTCCGGCTCTCCCTCGTAATGAGGAAAAGCCGTTAGATGATGGACGTCCAGAGCGTGTTTTCCCCTCAGGTTTAATGAGACGACTATCGGTTGCTGGTGAAACCCTCAACCGTAGAGCGAAGGCCACTATAAAGTGGCGCCCTGATCGGCTGTTTACTCCTGCTAGGCCATTGCGGCCGAACCCGGAGGAAGTATACACATCGTTTCCAAGATTCCAGAAGTCAGGTTCTACCGTGATTCTTAATGATCACGTTAGTGTAAAAATCTTTCGACGGACTTGGTCTGGTGTGCGTACTCCCGGTTTCGGTTCAATCCCGGCGAAGAAACTTCCGTTCAATAATCACTCCGTTGATCTGACGATTCTTGAAGACTATGGCTGGTATTCCTCTAGGGTGAATGCTTCTCCCCAGGTGGGACCAGATACATATCAATTCACGTCTGCATCATTTCAATGGGGTACTTATATTATGGGCAGTGCACCTCCTACTGGTTTTACGCATGATGCGAACAGTAGGAACAAAGCCATAAAGAGATTAATCGATAGCTGTGATCGTGGCACTAATAATGTCGCCCTCGATCTTTTGGAAGTTAATCAACTGGTTCGTATGATACATACGAATACTCAGAAGATTATTACCTCTGTTAGATCATTGAGAAATGGAAATTTCTCTCTCGCAGCTAAGACTCTTTTTGGCAAGAAGCGCCCGTATTATCGCAAGTCTTTCCAAACCCGTTTGGGTTCGGGAAGGGTTGAACGCACACCGTCAGCGACTGCCAATTTATGGCTCGAGCTACAGTATGGGTGGAAACCTTTGCTTGCTGATATACACGGTGCTTTTGAGAACTTGGCGAAGTTAAACCTCGCCGATCGTTCTGTGCTCTCAGTTCGCTCGTCCGCTAGTGTAAAGTCGGAAGTGCGGAACAAGATCATCTATCCGTTCGGAAGTTGGACTATTGAAGTGGGTGGTATAGTTTTTTCTTACCAGACCACAACGAAGTTCGAAGTCCGTTATCGTGTTGATGACCATGCTCTTGCTTTCTTGGCTCAGACTGGCTTTACCAATCCCGTGAATCTAGCGTGGGAGGTTATCCCGTTTAGCTTCGTGGCTGACTGGTTCTTACCAGTTGGGTCTTTCCTTGAAGGGCTTACTGCCTTTCAGGGTCTTACCTTTCTGAGTGGGTCCCAGGTTCAGTTCACGCGGCAAGACGCTATTTACGTCGTTAACGCCAAGTATTATCCGGGAGGGTTGGTTGCACAGGGACTGCAAACTCATATAGCGTATTGTCAGCAGGTACATATTAAGATGGATCGGCAGAAATTATCTGCTTTCCCATCCCAAACGTTTCCTACCTTCAAGAACCCTATATCCGTTACGCATGCTCTTAACGCAATCGCCCTTCTTCAGACAATATTTCGCGGCTAGGCCGACGTTCCAACTTAAATAGAAGGAAAGTTTACATGACCGCTATCGCGGCTGTAAAAACCTCTTCCATCATCTCTTCGGCGACCATTGGTCTTACGACCAGTGCCACCGTTGCTGATGATGGTACGTACTCCCCAGATGGCTTTATGGCCCCTGGTGTAGCGCGATGGGTTGACCGATCCAGCGGAATCGCTGTCGGTTACCCCGCCTTGACCCTCAATGTTAGGAAACCTACCAAGGATTCCCGTACAACGAAGATCACGGTGAAATTGGTGATCCCCACATTGGCGCAGACCAGCCCTTCGACCGCTACCGGCATTCAGCCGATACCGACGAAGGCGTATGATCATACGTTTGTGGGTGAGTTTATTTGCCCAGAAGGTGGAACTCTACTTGAGAGAGAAACAATTCTCAGTCGGGTATGGTCCCTCTTCTTCGCAACTATCAACGCCAGTGATGCGGCTCCGTCTACTTCGACGGGGTCGCCTCTACGTGACGCTGTTACCAATCTCGAGCCGGTTTACTAGCGGCAAGAGATAGGAAAACTCAGATGATCACCTCCGTTTCTTCTAAGAAGCGCGGATCTAAGTTCCAAAGAGGACTTGGAAATTATCGCGTTCAACCTGGGCTTATGCCTAGGATGATTGAAAGATTCTTATCTTCCCTGGATTGTCCTCGAGCGCTTACTGTTTATCTTCTCTATATTAATGGAGAGCATGAGCAGTTAGCACAACTCGAATTCAATCCTCTCGCCTATAAGGATAGCCGAGAAGTTCGGGATGCCTACGCGGCGACTAAGTTCTTATCTAAGTTCAAGGGTTTGACCCTGGACTATGACTTGGACGAGGTTGCTTTGAGAAAGTTCGAGAAGTTTGAACTTCTTTGCGCTGGTACGAATAAACGTTTCCGGGATCTATCTCGTGACCCATTATTCAGTGGTTCACGCGTATGGTTGCATAACGCAATCATTCGGAAAATAGAAAGAATCCTTGGGGCGTTTAACGTGGAAGAATTTTTCTCTCACCCCGATTGGGGGCCTGGCGCGTCCACCCTTATTAAAAGGGCTAACGCCAGTCCACAAGAAAAGTTCCAGTGCGAAACTGGAATAACGCGTGACCTTTACAACCTTATCTCACCTATCATCATTGAGAGTGCTTTTCCTCAATGGGGTAGTCATCTGATCTATTCGGGTTTTCCGAACTTTCAGGTGGGAAATAAGATTGTTACTGTGCCCAAAGATGCTTCGACTAATCGTGTCATCGCTATTGAACCTGGATTAAATTTATTTTTCCAGCTCAGTATCGGTGAGATGATAAAATCGCGGCTTCTCCGGATCGGGATTGACCTTCGCTATCAGACTAGAAATCAAGATTTTGCTCTTTACGGGTCGAAAACTCGTAAAGTTGCAACTATTGATATGTCTTCAGCTAGTGACTCCATTTCTTATGGGCTAGTGCGGGAGCTTTTGCCCCCTCGCTGGTTCTCGGTTATGGAATCTTGTCGATCTCGTTATGGTCAACTCGGAGGCAGGCTACTGAAATGGGAGAAGTTTTCCTCTATGGGAAACGGCTTCACGTTTCAGTTGGAATCCCTGATATTTTACGCCACTGCACTTGCATGCGTAGAATATCTTCACCTTGAGAGTGATCTCGTTGGTGTTTATGGGGATGACGTAGTTATACCTACACCCGCATTCGAGCTCTTTTCTTCGATGATAGAGTTCTATGGCTTTCAAATAAACGTTAAGAAGAGTCATTTATACTCCTCTTTTCGTGAAAGCTGTGGAGCCCATTTCTACGAAGGCTGGGATTGTAAGCCTCTCTTCTTAAAAGAAGAGCTCTCGACTATTCAATCTGTTTTCAGACTAGCAAATGCTGTCCGGCGGCTGTCATTGCGCCGAGGGTTTTCTCTCGGTTGCGATAACAGTTTTCGAGCCGTATTTGATCTCCTTGTATCTTCGGTCCCTAAAGCCCTTCGGCTTAGGATTCCCGAGACACTTGGAGACGGGGGTTTCATCTCGAACTTTGATGAAGCCTCTCCTAGCCGCGCCTCGACGCGGTATCTTACCCAGGGATGGGAAGGATACATCGTACGATCCGCGGTTGACTCCTCTGTAAAGAGGATTGACGAGAGAGTAGGCTATTTGCTAGCCGAACTTTGGCGTTTATCCCAGAGTAGTATCTCACAAAGAGACACTACTAAGCGACCATCCACACTCATAAAAGCGATTGAACTAAATGTCGGAGCTAATCTTCTTGAAATTGACGGTCGAAATACCGTCAGTTCCCATAAGACGCTCCTCCGTTTAGTCAATAGTGTGGTAGCACAATGGAACGACATGGGACCGTGGGTGGATATTCTCCCCCCGCGTTTTCATGAACGTTCTTAGAGGCCCCCCTCTCTCATTCGATTGAGAAAGGGTTTTGGCTAACTATTGTTAAAGTTAGTCTGGAGAGGTATGTTCTTATCCTCACCAAGTGGAAATAAGCG